ACTCCAAAAGAACTTGATCGATTGAAAAATTCGTTTCGCAAAGTTGCGATTCGAGTTAATCAACATGTGACCGCCGATTCGAGAGAACAAGCCTACATTAAGTATTGGCTTGATCTAGCTCTCTTCGAGTGTGTTTCATCATCCTCAAACCCTCCGGTTCGAGAAGAATGGAACACATGTCCTTTGTTTTCGGGTTGGTTGAAAACACATTTGAAACGATCGATCCTCCAAAAAGATCTATCTTTCATTTATTCTCTTCAGAAAGGATGTAAACAGGCTTGGCCTGCTTTATCAGATCTGAAGAAAGTAAAAGCATTGGATTCACATAAGGTTCGTCTCTCTGAGATGAAGCCTCATTGTCCTCTTGATCTTTCTTTTAAGATCATGGAGACCAGTGCAATGTTGTTTTCTGCCCGAGCATTAAAATTTGGTAATTTTCGTCCTCTTTGTGAAGATTGGACAAAATACCAAAAATTTATGCCCTCTGGATCCGCCTGCCGACAAGTTTCTCTCCGTCATGGAGGGGCGCTCGGCTTATTTGGCAAATTCCAGTTCCCGTCAGTAAAGACTCCACTAGGAAGTCTTGGTATGTTAAATGCTAAGATTGACTGTTGGCGAAAAGAGAATTATTTGAAAGCAGTTGATTCCGTGAAATCCCGTCTTTTGGACGTGGAAGAGGGACTGAATCATTGCACCATTCTGAATTCGGTCGATGTCGTTGCTATTCCAGAACCCGGAAAATTCCGCATTATCTCCAAAGGAGATGGTTTCCTTTACACAGCATTACAACCTTTGCAAGGTTTTATGCTTAGTTGTTGGAAACACTGTTTTGCTTCGACGATGTTACATGATGATCTCACTAGTTCTATTCAAAAGATACATAGTGAGGCCAGAGATCTACCGTTATGGTGTTCTGTGGATTATGAGGCAGCTACAGATTTGTTAAGAAAGGATGCGTCACTTAAAGCCTTTTCAGGTCTACGTGACTCTCCCTACTTCTATCTCGGCTATTCCTCTCTACTCCGTGGCATTGCTCATTATCCTGATGGATCTTCCGTCAGAATAGTTGAGGGTCAGTTAATGGGTCATCCTCTGTCTTTTCCACTGCTTTGTTTAATCAACTTAGCAGTTTATTGGACAGCTATTGACCGTTGGGTTGAAGATGTCTCTCTTAAAGAAAGGAGAGACACAATTCGTTTGGCGGAAATTATGCGTCAAAATGTACTTGTCAATGGTGATGATATGCTTTTTAAGTGTACCAAAACCTTTCATGATAAGTACTTTCTACCCTGTTGCGAAGATGCCGGTTTCAAGATCAGTGTTGGAAAACACTATCTATCTCCCTATTTTTGCATGATGAATTCTCAAACCTTCATTGAAC